CAGGTCGGCGCCACCGAGAGCGGCAACAACTGGCTCGGCTACATCATGCACCACGTGCCGGCGCCGGCGCTGGCGGTGCAGCCGACCGTGGAACTGGCCAAGCGCTTCTCGCGCCAGCGCATCGACCCGCTGCTGGAGGAGACGCCGGCGCTGCGGGAGCGGGTGGCGCCGGCCCGGGCCCGCGACAGCGGCAACACCATGCTGTCGAAGGAATTCCCGGGCGGCATTCTGGTGCTGACCGGGGCCAACAGCGCGGTCGGGCTGCGCTCCATGACGGCGCGGTTCCTGTTTCTCGACGAGGTGGATGCCTATCCGGGCGATGTCGCCGGCGAGGGCGATCCCATTGCGCTGGCCGAGGCCCGGGCGCGGACCTTCGGGTGGCGCCGCAAGGCCTTCCTGGTCAGTACGCCCACCATCGCCGGCCGCAGCCGGATCGAGCGGGAGTACCTGACCAGCGACCAGCGGCGGTTCTTCGTGCCATGCACGGCCTGCGGGGAGATGCAGTGGCTGCGCTTTGAGCGGCTGCTCTGGGAGAAGGGGGCGCCGGAGACGGCGCGGTATCACTGCTCGGCCTGCGACCACCCCATGCAGGAGCACGACAAGACCGCCATGCTCGGCGGCGGAGAATGGCGCGCGACGGCGGAGGGCCAGGATCCGCACACGGTCGGCTTCCACATCTCGGCGCTCTACTCGCCGGTGGGCTGGCTCTCCTGGGAGCAGATCGCGCGCGATTGGGAAGCGGCCCAGGGCAAGCCCGAGGACATCAAGACTTTTCGGAACACGGTCCTGGGCGAGACCTGGCAGGAGCAGGGCGAGGCGCCGGATTGGGAGCGCCTGGTCGAGCGCCGCGAGGATTTTCCGATGGGTGTGGTGCCCACCGGCGCCCTGGTGCTCACCGCCGGCGTCGACGTGCAGGACGATCGCCTCGAGTGCGACGTCTGGGGCTGGGCGGAGGGGTTCTCCTCCTGGCTGGTCGACCACGTGGTGATCCAGGGCAGCCCGCGGGACCGGGAGCCCTGGGACGAACTCGCCACGCTGCTGGCGCGCGACTGGCCCCGGCACGGTGGCGGGGCCACGCGCATCGCCCGGCTCTGCATCGACACCGGCGGCCGCGACACCGCCGCCGTCTATGGCCATCTCCGCCGGCTGCGGGATCCGCGCATCGCGCCGACCAAGGGCGTCGATGGCTGGAACCGGGCGCAGCCCGTGCAGGGCCCGACGCCGGTGGACGCGCTGGTCGATGGCCGCAAGCTGCGGCGCGGCCTGAAGCTGTGGACCGTCTCCGTCTCGACCTGGAAGGCCGACCTGTACCGCCGGCTCTGGCTCGGCCGCGGTGACGCGGAGGAGTTGCCACCCGGCTGGGTGCATCTGCCGCGGGGCATCGAGGCGGAGTGGGTCAAGCAGCTGGTCGCCGAGCAGCTGCGCACCACCAAGGATCGCCGCGGCTTTGCCCGGCAGGAATGGGCGAAGCTCAGGCAACGGAACGAAGCGCTGGACTGCGCCGTGCTCGCCCGCGCTGCCCTGTGGCTGCTCGGCGCCGACCGCTACGGCGAGCGATTCTGGCAGCAGGTGCGGGACCAGATCGCCGATGCCCCGCTTCGGCGGAGCGAGCTTCCCGCCGCCGGGAATGTCGCCCACCCACCGGCGTCACCGCAGGCCGAACTGGCGCCGCCCGCAACACCACCCAGCGCCCATCGCCCGCGTGGTTGGCTCGCCCCGCGCCAGGGCTGGCTGCGCTGACACTGGAGATTCTGATGACCGCGATCGTGCCCGTGCGCACCAGCATCGCCGCCGGCCAGGCGCTGAGCGGACCCGTCGCCAGCGTCGGCTATGGCGTCTGCCTGCTGCTGCTGCCGGCCGCCTGGACCGACGCACCGCTCACCCTGCAGGGCTCGCTGGATGAGGGCGAGCCTGCGGCCTGGGCTGACCTGCATGATCATCTCGGCAACGAGGTGGTGCTGACGGTCGCTGCCGGCCGCGCACTCACCCTGCCGCCGACGCTGCTGCTCGGCTGGCGCTGGCTGCGCCTGCGCTCGGGCCTTGCCGCCGCGCCAGTGAATCAGGCCGCGGAGCGCCTCCTCACCCTTGGCATTCGGCCCCTCGCATGACCGTGCTGTTCCAGCACTACCTGCCGCCCGCGCCGGCGATGCTGCCGTATGTCTCGGGCCGGTTCTACGCCTCGCAGCATGCGCGCGCGGTCGGCGGCGCCGTCGCGATGACGGCGAACCGACTCTTTTGCGTGCCCTATGTCCTCGCGCGGCCGGGGCTGTTCTCGGCCATGGCGGTGAGCGTGACGACAGGCGCCACCGGTCTCCTACGTATGGCGCTCGCCGCCGACAATGGCGCCGGCCGGCCGGGGGCGGTGATCGAGGAGCCGGTGGTGGATGCCGACACCACCTCCGCCGGCAATGCGCTCTGCCCCTTCGCGCAGCCGCGCTGGATCCCGGCTGGGGTCTGGTGGCTGCTGCTATGCTTTTCCGGCGCCCCCTCGGTGCGCGGTACCAGCACGCAGGCCTTCAGCGGCGGGAACACGCTGCTGCTCGGCTCGGCCGCGGCCGATGGCGGCGCCGGCGGCGGGACCGGCAGCGAGAATGGGTTCTTCGCGGCGCTGACCCACCAGGCCGGCGTGCCGATCGTGCCGAACCTGCCGAGCGGGCTGTCCTATCTGGTGAATGCGGCGACGCCGCTGCCGACGCTGCGGGCGGCGTGATGGATCCCTCTGTCCTCGCCTGGGCACTTGCGCAGCCGGCCGACAGCCGCGCTGCCGCTCTTGCTGCTGCGTACACCGGCGGCACCACGCGCGTGACCTTTGATGGACGCACCGTCGAGTACCGCAGCCTCGACGAACTCGGGAGAGCGCTCGCCGTGTTGCGCGGCGCAGAAATGGCGGCGGTGCGGCGGCCTTCCGTCACGCTGGCGAGCTTCACGCGCGGGGGTGCTGCGTGATCGATCGTGTGACCCGCCGCCTTCGCGACGCCTGGGCGGTGCTGCGCGGCTATGCTGCGGCGCAGGACCAGCGTGCCTCCGCCTGGGCGCCCTCGGGCGGCAGCGCCAATGCCGAGGTTGGCGTGGCTGCGGCCACGGTGGCGCGCCGCGCCCGCGATGCCGTGCACAACGATCCCTATGCCAGCCGCATCGTCGACCTGTGGACCGGCAACGCCGTCGGCGCCGGCATCACCACCCGGTGGCCGGACGATGCGCATGGCCGCGCCTGGCAGCGTTGGGCGGAGAGCACCGCCTGTGACGCCGAGGGGCGGCTCGACCTCTACGGGCTGCAAGCGCTGGTGATGCGGGCGGTGGTCGAGAGCGGCGAGTGCTTCGTGCGCTTCCTGCTGGCGCAGCCGACGGCGTCGAACCCGATCGGCCTGCGCCTGCAGGTGCTGGAAAGCGACCACCTCGACACCGCGCATAACGGCATGGTGGAGGGTGCGCCGACGATCCAGGGCATCGCCCTCGGCGAGGCCGGTGCGCCAATCGGCTACTGGCTGCTCCGCGCGCACCCCGGCGCGGCCTGGATCCTGCCGGGCGCCACTTGGCAGAGCAGCCAGCGCATTCCCGCGTCAGAGGTGCTGCACATCTATCGCAAGCGCCGCCCCGGGCAGCTGCGCGACGTCTCATGGCTCGCCCCGGTGCTGCTCCGGCTGCGCGATCTCGGCGACTATGAGGCAGCTCTCCTGATGAAGGCCAAGATCGAGGCCTGCCTCGCCGCGGTCGTCACCGAGGAGGGCGACGAGGCGCTGACCGGCGCCGCAGCCGGCCTGCTGCGCGATGCCCAGGGCCGCACGGTCGAGAGCTTCGAGCCCGGCATGATCCTGTATCGCCGCGGCATGGGCTCGGTGGAGGTGGTGAACCCGAGTGGGGGCGGCAGCCACGCCACCTTCGCCCGTCGCGCCCTGGAGGCCGCCGCGGTCGGCGCCGGGCTCACCTACGACCAGGTCTCGGGCGACCTGACGCAGGCGAACTACTCCAGCTTGCGTGCTGGCAAGATCGAGTTTCGCCGCCTCTGCGAGCAGGTGCAGTACGGCATGCTCATCCCGATGCTGGTGCGCCCCGTCGCCGAACGCTTCCATGCTCAGGGCGCGCTGCTTGGGTTGTGGGGCGCCGAGATGCCGGACGGTGTGAGCCATGTTCCGCCGGCGCACGAGATGATCGATCCGCTGAAGGACACCACCGCCCTGATCGCCCAGGTTCGCGCCGGCTTCGTGCCGCAGCCGGAGGCGGCCGGCGCCTTCGGCTACGATTTCCGCGCCGCGGTGGAGATGATCCGCGAGGCCAATGCGCTGCTCGACGATGCGGGCATCTCGCTCGACACCGATCCGCGCCGCGTCGCGAAGTCCGGCGCGGCGCATGACGCCGCGCAGATGGCTGCCGTCGAGATCGCGGCGACCGGCGCCGCCACCACGCTCAATGAGGAGCGGTCCTCGCAGGGTTAATGGTGTGGTGTCGCTATTCCCGATCGGCGTGCTGGTGCTGTTCTACCGGATCGGATCCAGGAATGGCGTGTCTGGTTCCGCTACATAGAAGATTACAACCTTCGTCGGCTCGGTGGCGCTTCGGTTGTAGCCAGTCATGCGGACATTCGGCGGTTCCACCATGGATTGGCCCGCCCGAACCGTGATCGCCTCGCGCCCTTCCATCTCGAGAGTAAAGGCCCCCTCCAGGATGTAGACCGTCACTGGAAAGCGGTGCGTATGGAAGACCGTGCTCTGGCCGGGGTTGATGGTCGCCGCCATCACGCTGACCTGTTGGCGCTCGCCGCGCGGCATTCCCTGGATTGTTTCCTGCAGCAGAAGATTGGGCCGCGCAGGCGGCTGCTGCGCCAGCGCCGGATAACAGGCGATCAGGGTTGCGACGGTGCAGGTCAGGCCGGTTCGGTGCTGCATCTTGCTCACTCCTGGCCGAAGGCCAGGACGCTAGCACGCGCATCCAACCGTCTGCATCGGAATCGGTGCGCACCAGCGAACGCTGACATCCCCCGGCAATTCGGTGGGTCGGGGTCACCGGGCCGCTCAGACGAGGATTACAGCATGACGACCTTGGCCGACCCGAGCGGCAGCGATGCCGCGCCGGAACACGCCGCTACGCCCGATCAAACGCCCACCGCTGTGCAGTCGCTCGTGGCGCAGCGCGCCATCACCGCGCCTGCCACCGTCGATCGCGCTGCGCGCACCGTCGAGGTGGTGTGGAGCACGGGCGCGCGCGCCCGCAACTTCGTCCCCGCCCTCGGCCTGATCACCGAGGAGCTGGAGATGTCGCCGAACGCGGTGCGCATGGAGGCGCTGCGCTCCGGCCGCGCCCCGGTGCTCGACACCCATCGCCGCGGCGGCGCCCGCGACGTGCTCGGCCGCGTCACGGCCGCTCGCCTCGAGCGCGGTCGCGGCTACGCCACGCTGCAGTTCAGCACCGCGGCTGACGTCGAGCCCGTCTGGCAGCGCATCGCC